AGATACTATTCCTTTTAATCCTTCTAGTTCTTCAATAACTTTTTTAGGTATCTTAGCTTCTTTAGCTTCTTTAATAAATTGTTTTTGTAAATCATCAGACATACTTCCAAAGTTATCAGAAATCCATTGCCATCTATATTGTTTCCATACAACAGACCTAGATAAATAAGCATTTGGTTTAGTCATTAAATGTTTGAAAGCTATATCAACTTTACTATCTAACCATTGTTCTAACTTACCAAGTGTTCCAGTTGGATTTAATGTTTGTGGTTTATAATATTTAACTACACCAAACTCTTGTCCTTCATCTAGATACTTAGATAAACCTCTATATATATTTTCTAAATGTTTTTTGTTATATTCTTTTGTAACATCAGGTATAAATTCTACTGCAGAACCACCAGGTAAATTCATTTTACCTGTCCATATAGCATCACGTATTTCTTGATTACCACCATAAATACCAAACTTATAACTATATTTATCTCCTGCAATATAATTTTTACCTTCTATTAATTGTTCACCTGTTTTTATTCTTATACGTGCTTCAACAGATGCTAAGTATGCGTCCATATCTTGTGTGTTACTTAAAAGACTTTTATATTTTTTACCACCAATACGTGCTAATTCTTCTCTAAAAGGTAAAGCAGCTTTACTTCTAAACCACGCCTTAGACCCATCATTAAAACCATTTTCAGCTAAATGTCTAGCAATAGGGTCATTACGTAATTGTATTAACTCTAAAGCAACACCATTAACATATTCAGGCGCTCCTTTATTTAAAGGAATAAAATCTCTAGCCATTTTACTTTGTTTATTGTATTGACCTTTTAATGCACCTGCAGACCAGTTACTGTTAGTTACTTCTCTGTATTCAAGAGTTTCTCTAATCTTTGCACTATCAACTCCACCTGCACTTTCACCAAAAAATCTTTTAGATAATTTGCCTGCTTGACCATGTGACCTAGCCCAAACCATATGACTTGCAGGGTGAACAAACATATTGTCTAATCCTGCTGCTGCCATACGCATACTTTCTTCTAAGAATACTCTGACAAACCAAGCACCTCTAAGTAGTACTAATGGTTTAAATAAATTACGTGTCATATAATCTAATGTCAATGTATATGCATCATCTGTTAAATTTTTAGAAGGAATTATGCCTTTAAAATTTGTATCTCCTCGTAGTAGTTGAATTATATTTTTACTTGTATGTGTTAAATTAGCTTTTAACCCACCTTCAAACTCATCACCATAAGTAGTAAATAATTCACCCATAGCTCTATTTATTAATCTGTAATCTACAAGTGGTGCATGTAAATCAGCAGCTTCTGCTAATAAATGTAATGACGGAATAATTATTTCTATTTTGTCACCATTAATATCTCTTTCAACAACTGTTTCTACAACATCACCAACAAATGGCATATTGTCACCTTTAACACTGTCAATAAAATATTGTCTAATAGCACCGTTTTCTTGAAATATTTTTTTTGCCATATTAACTGTTGCAATATTTTTACCTGATTGTTGCATAATAAATTCATCTCTTAATATTTGTTGATATGCAAATGTTTGTATTGCTTCAAAATCACCATCAGCAATATCTATAAGTTCATCAACATAAGGTTTCATAGCATCAAAAGACCAACCTGTAGTTTGCATATGTGCTATTAAATTACGTACTGCTTCATCTCTATTAGTAAAAGATAATCCTTGGTCAGGTGTAACACTTAATAATTTATTAAAATATGGTTTATATCCACTTCTTAAATTTGCACTAAATCCCATAAGTTCTGCAAAGTTTTCACCTTCATATGGTTGTTTCTTAAGAAAATTAATTGTTCTTTTAGCACCACCTGCTAAATAAGAACCTGCACTTCTAAATGCTGCATCTTCATTACCTATAGCTGTAAGAGCTTTACCTGCAGTTTGTTTTAATACATTAGAACTTTGTGACAATTCTTTTCCTGCTTGTGCTGATTGTCTTAATACAGCATTAGTAATACCTGATTGTTTTCCTGGTACTTGTGTAATTACACCTGTATCAAACAATTCATCAAGTACACCTCTAACTGATAAGTAATTATCTGCATCAGCAATTCTTTTAGCTACTTGATAATTTAAATTTGTAAAACCAGGAGTAGTCATAATTTTTGCTACATTACTTTCTTCTGTTAATGCACGTGTTACTTGCCTACCAAAAGGAGAGTTCATTAAATCACGTGATGTATTTCTAAATAATGATTTTCTAGTACCACCAATTACACCTGCTTGTTTATATAATTTACGCCCTGCTCTTACATCTTGAGCTTGTTCTTTAGAAAACTTTCTAATTAATTGTCCATTACGTCCTGATATTTTTATTTTTTTATCTTTAAATGGGTCAACGCTATCTTCTAAGTCATCTATGTTTTTAGTAAACGCAGTTAAATAATCTTCAACTTTTGCAGCATTTTTAGCTTCTAATAATTTATCAACTGTTACAGCACCTTTACCTAGTTTTCCTAAAGCACCAATACCTTTAGCTAATGGTATATCTGCAGCTAACATTGCAGCTCCATCAATAAGACCTGACATAATATTTGCTTGTGTAGTACCACTAGGAGTAACTTGATAGGTTATTGCTCTACCAGGGCTATAAGGTTGTAATACGCCTGTATCTAATCCACGACTATTACGCCACCAATTAGAAATACTAAACATATCATTTATGTTATTGCCTGGTGCATAATCAGATTTACGTCCTTCAAAAAACATAATTTTATTTGGGTCTGATAATGAAGTATATTCTTGTATTCCAAGTGCTTCGTTAGCTCTAATAGGTGTACCTATGTTTTCATAAAATACTTTTTTAGCATCTTCAGGAGATAATCCCATATCAACAAGTCTGTGATACCTTGCATCATCTTCTGCTAATATACTTTCAAATAAAAATTTTCTACCTTCTCTTTGATAGTTGACTGGATTACCTTCTAACGCTTCTCTAAAAGCAGCTCCAAATGCAGTTTCTCCTGCTTTTTCGTTTGCTTCTCCCCACATGTCTACATAAGAACGTAATTCACCCCACATGTTTTTATCTTTACCAATATCAGGAACTTCTGTATTAGATACAAACATTTGTAAATTAGATTGTGCTTCTTCTTTTGTGTAACCTTCTTGTAAAAATTTATCATAAAACATTAAATCAGCAACATACTTACGTTGTCTGTTTAACATACGTATTTTTTCTCCAAAACTTTCTAATGCAAGTAATCCCCATATACCTAACTCAGCATCACCTTTTAATGCTTTACTTATATTTAAAGTCATATCTTGATGTTCAGGATATAAATATTCACCATTAACATCAGTAGAAGCTAACTCCCATACTTTTTTACCATACTCAGCTTGATTAATTGCATACTTATCTGCTACATCTTCCATAGCTTTGCTTTCAGGATTAGCACCAGTTAATGCTGCGGATATACTTAAACTTTGTGGCATACCAGGATATTTTTGAGTAATAGCAATCATACGTTGAGCAACATCACTCGTCATATTCTTTTTAAGATTTTGAAATTTTCTATCTCTAGCTTCGTTTTGTTTAGCTAAATCTTCTTCAAATACAGGGTCAGGGTAATACATTAACTACTACCTTGATTAATCATCTCCGATATTATTGAGCTAGGATATACTTGATACATAGCAGCTAGTAACATATTAGCATCTTCATCTATAGCTTGATTTGGAGGACTTCCTGGTCCTAACATAGCACCTTCTGTTATTGGTTCAGCAGGTCTTTCGGTTGGTGCAAATATATTTATTCCTCTACCTTGTGTACCTGATTGTGCAGCAACAGGTAATGGAGCAGCTTGTTGTTGGTCAACTAATGCTTTACCTTCACCATATTGTTGTCCTGGTATTCTTCTTATAGGTTGTGTTTTACTTCCTGCACCACCATCTGTTCTAGCAGATAATGCTCCTGGACCACTTGTAGCAGCAGGATTTTTAGGTTGTCTATAACCACCTCTAGAACGTTTCTTTGCCATTATCCTCCATTATTACTATAAAAATATTTGGGTAAGGTTGTAGTATTTCATATGCTTGATTGAAATCAACAACTGTTGTATCTCCATATTCTTCAGTTACTAAACTCCAAAACTCATTATCAATAAAATCTTCTGAAAAAGTCATTATACAAGACCAAATGCTTCTTGCATAGATGGTGGTTGTTGTGGCATAGCTTGTGACATTTGTTGTTGTTGTATCATAGCCATTTGTTCAGGACTAAGTTGTGGTTCTTCAGGAGTATAAAATTGTTTTAATATTTCAGTCATACCGTTTGGATTTTCATATACAGCAATAACTGCCATAGTAGCAGCAGGGTCACCTTCTGCACTTCTAGCAAGTACACTTTCAAATAAAACGTTTTCTGCTTTATTTTTTCTAATACGTTCTTGTACTTTAGCTATATTTTCTAAACCATCAATGTTATCTTGTAATGTTTCAACATCAATAACACCTGCTTGTAACAACTGTAAACCTGTAACAATTTTTTGTGGTTCATCAAATCCTGCCATAACACCATAAATACGTCTAGTTTTATGGTCACCACCAATATCAGTTGACGGTTTATAATTTTCAGAAAAAGATGTTCCATTAAAATAACCTGCCATAGGTTTACTTTCTTGACCTATTTCTGCAGATACTATTTCATCTAGTTCTAATCTTTTACTATCCATATCAGATATACCAACTTTTATTATTTCTCTATATTCATTAATCATTAATGACATAGATGAATTAAGTTCAGCTAATCCTGCTCCTGTTGCAACACTTGCAGGTGATTGTGCGTCATCTGTTACTGGGTAACCACCAACAAGTCTTAGTTGTCTTTCTAATCTGTCTACTTGTTGAAATAATTGATAAGGTATATTATTTGCAGGTTTACTTACTTGTGTACCTGGAGCTAAATAGTTTACAGCAAATCTACCTTTACGATACTGTCCACTTTCTAATTCACCTGAAATGTTTGTTTCTGTAAATACAGCGTCTTCCATAGCTATAGCTGACATAATATTTATTTTTGCCATCATAGCCATTAAACCTACTGTGTGGTCGTATTGACCTTTAAGTTCATCAAAACTAAATCTTTTCATAAACACAAAAGGAACTGTGCTTAATGCATTAGGTATGTAATCAAACAGTTGTCTTGTTTCAGGATAAACTATATAAGTACCTGTAATGTCATAATATTCAATAACATCAACACCTTGACCTGTATTATCTTCCCAATCTGCTGATTGAGTATTACCTCTGTCATATCCTATAAGAGATGTATTTGTATTACCTACACCTGATTTTTTCTTTTCATTAGGTTTTAATATAACATTTTGATACTCAGGATATATTTGAGCAAGTTTCCATCTAGGTACACTTCTTAATACAGCTAACTCTTGTGGTTGTTGGTCTGCACCAAAGTTTCCAGGAAATGTATCATATGGGTCACGAAGTTCAGCAGTAGGATATATAAAACCATTTTTATCCATCTTGCTAGTAATAACCCAAGCACAATATCCATAACCAGGTAGCCATCTAGCAGCTTGTGCTAATTGTAAATTTAATCTTTGTTTTTCATCATAAGATGAAACAATACGTTCTAATTTTTCTGCACGTATTCTTGCACGGTCACTTGAATTATTATTCATTACATCAACACGTACTTGTGGTATGCCTGATATTTTTTGTGCAAGTCTATCTATACCTGATTGTAAAAGGTTTGGAGCAGGTAATAAATCTGCATCTGCAGTATCCATTGTATTGCCTAATAAAGCACGTATACCATCAGAACCACCATTTAAGATAGCTTTAATTCTATATTTATTTATTTGTCTAGTATCACTAGGAGAACCTGCAACTAATTCTTGTGCTGCATCAATTACTTCTTGTGCTGACTTTTGATTTAAATCTATTGCCATGGTGCGTTATTCATCTCTGTTATATTATAACCACTAAAACTTGGATTGTATTCCATTCCTACCTCTGCTAAGTGTTCTTTTTGAACACGTCTAAATACCTTCATAGGAAACCAACCTGCCATAACTATATCAGTTTTATGCTTGTTTCTACTAGAAACAGGTTTACCATCAAAGTACACTAATTGTCTTTTATAACTATCTATTTTAGCTTGACTTTCCGAATTGCCATAGGGTAAATGAATTTTATTTGCTTCAAATAATTCTGCCATTGCACCTACACCATATAGTGGGTCATGTTTATTTTTGCCTGTAAGATGTCCTTGTAACAATATTCCTGTTCTTAATACAAATTCTTTTATATTGTTATCTTGTCTTATAGCAGTTTGAAATCCATTTTCTTCTATTATCCAATGTGATAAATCATACTTATGAAACCAATCACTAATAATTTGATTAGCAGCTTTAACACCACCACCTTGTTGATTGTCTATGTCTATAAGATAAAGTTCTGAGTTATAAGTATCTATTCCCCACAATACAGCAGCTTGATAGCCTGATGATGAAGGGTCAAGT